CTCCGTTTTCACGACCGGGTCGCCCCGGTTGCCCTTAACAGATTAATTCACTGCTAATTAGGACTTAAAGTATAGACTGACACAACTTTGTAGTCAAGCGGAAGATCGACTGTCGGAAGCGCTAGCGCTTTCGCATATTCGACTCCACCATCAGGGCCCTCCCACGAATGTTCGGGAAGGGGACTACTACTAGCTAGAGTACCAAAGGCGTGACCGTATATACGGCAAAAACGCGCTTTAGCAATCAAACGCTCTTTTGTAGCGTCTCCTTGCCTCTCCAAGTCGAAACTTGGAAAGGGCTGCATATCGGCCTCACGGCGATATACAGCATAAGTAGCAAGTACATCCTCATGTGCCGACCCGAGAGCCGGCCTGTCATCCTTTTTAGGAACGACAGCATAAGTCTGAAAAGTGTAACCCGCATAACCCTGAGCATGGTGAGCGGTCTTGCGACCGCGATGCCAGTCACCGAGGAGGTGACCATCACCAAAACCATCAGGGCCAAAGATCTTGAGAGAAGGGTGTATTAAGCCCCTTGTGCGAGATGCACGCTCAAGATCCCCGCGCCGCACATAGAAATTGTGCAACGCGAACAGGCTCTGTCCGTTTACCCAGTTCTTCTGGAAGAACGGACGGATATCAGTTCCTCGATAGTAATCAGTTCCGCAGGATTCCCTAAAGACACCCCACGCGAATGACTTCTTCCTGTTGACTTCAAAACCGCAGACACGTAGTATTTCTACTACGTCGTCATACGACTCCGATGGGCATGTGATGTCGTCGCCGTATACGGCTACCCGCTCATCTCTTCCGCCACAGGCAGCACGGGTGAGAGCGTAAAATATCAGGCTCTCTAAAGGGAATGTAAATCCGTTCCCCATGCTTGAGAACTTCTCCAAGGTGAAGCGTTGTCGCCCCTTTCGGTAAACGACGTGGCCACTGCGTCCTCTCGCGAGGAAAGCAGCCCAATCCAGAGGGAGAAGATAATAGACCAGTTCTTTGGCTATCGTGTCACTTGCTGATACTAGGTCAATCGTGCACGTATCACCGCACTCCGACCCCCTCTTGGCTAGGCGTTGATTCCTAGTCTGGTCCTTGAGGGTAAGACCAAAACGCTCGAAGCGCTCCACCAGATAGTCCCCGACGGCCATTTGAAACAGGCCATTTAATGTCGGTTCCGTCACCGTGGCGCGATAGGTCTTCGCGTTTTTCGGGACGAAGCTCAGTACGCCGTCATGGATATGCACGGGCACCGATGCCCACAGCCCCCCATCGTCTACAACAGCTGTCGTAGCCCAGTTCTGGGTTGCTAATGGTAACTCCCCCAAGAGCCTCACGGCCCAAGGGAAAAGCTCTTCGCTACACGAGACGCCGAGGGAAGCTAGTTTAGCCCTCGCAGTTGCGTCCCTTTTCTTTACTTGTGTTGTAGCTCCTTTACCGAACCTGTACCCTAACTCGGAGAGCTCGGGGACGCGTCCCAGCATTGCTGCAATAATGCGCCTAGCGTTATTGAAAACGCGTTGCACACTAGGGTGGAACTCAAACAGTGGAAGACCGCTGTAAACGGGTTTTCCTCCCACGCTCAAGTCACACCAACCTTTGCTAGCTGCCGCAAAGACATCGTTAGTTTCCATACAGGCTTCTTCGGACTCGATAAACTTCCGTAGAGCTGCTGCTTCCTTATCGATTCCGATATCCAACTGTTCTAGCTTGGAAAAGAAAGCAACGGCCTGCCTGCAGTGATACACCTGTTGAGGTGTATACCCGCAGCGGTTGAACTCTAGATAGTCGAATTCGAACTCGCAGAGTTCTCTGAATCTACCCTTCTTGATGAGGTGTTCGATTCTTTTTCCGAGATTGCCTCCTTGTGAGGCATGCGAGAGAGCCAGATCGCAGATGATGTCGAGAGATTCACCTGCACTGTATCCTTCCAACCAATGCGCAATTTTCCGCATAATGTAGCTCCAAAAGAGTGAAGTTGAGATAGGACTGCCCCGAGGGCCATCAGTATGCTATTCAGCATACCCCAGTACCAAGGTCAGGTGACCTGGATGAGCTGGTCGAACAGTTCCGGACAGAAACCCGTCGAAACGGGCGTGACCGACGTCGAGATGTTGCCGCCGAGGTTGACAGCGAGTTGACGAGCAAGGCGCCGGCCCGTGAGGACCGACCGCTCATGAAAATAGCCCACGATCTCCACAGTGTCCACGTACGCCACCTTGGGCGGCGCCGTGTAGCCAGCGGCATTTTGGCCACTGACGGACTCCATGACCGGGACTTCCACCCGAACGGCAACGCGGAAGACGCCCGAGGGCAGCTTCTTCTTTGTCGCCTTGACCCGAACCTGCGCGTAGTCGGGAACCGATGCATTGGATTCCTTCCACGTCGCGATGAGACTTCCATCCGGGAGCCTCTCGATGCCCTCACCGATCAAGGTATGGGACACGGGGGTCGAAGCACCGTCGAAGACGGTGATGTTGGCTTGAGCACTCAAGTGCTTCTCCTTCTCTTGAGCAGGGTATACCTGCGTGGTCTGGCCGACGGGGTTTCCCCGTATAACCAGGATTAGCGGACCTTTGAAAAGCCGGCCGCGTAGCTACCAATCAGCGCTAACCCGTTAAGGCAGTGCTGGAACGCTGTTACTTCCTTCAGCCCTCTATACGTGGGCATCGGGACCTTAAGCGTCGTCGAAATACTACGTGAAAACAACACGTCCGAGAAACCATCATAGTTTAATGAAGGAGCCACCGGGTTCGGTTGGATGACAGGCGTAAACGCCCGTCCACGTTGTAAATTCGAAGTTATAAACTTACCCCTTAACCTTTTGGCTTGCGCCCGGGCTTCGAGATAAGGGCCAATGGGTACGAACCAATCAGCAACAAAGCTGAAAGGGATCTTCTCCCAAACGATGACCTCAGGGTCTAATAGCCCTAATGCTTCGGGCAGCGAAGGTATATCTTTCTCCGCGATTCTCGCTATAATCTGCCTTTTGGCAGACATTACCGAGTACCCTTTTGCTAGGAACGTCTTCACACTATTCGGTGCACCATCGTAGGTGTACGTCGTTGTGCGTGTCGTCCTCATTTCTTTGGCACGTACTTGAGCTCTATAGCTCTGCTGAAACGGATAGTTCAACGTATGCGCGAGGGCACGGGCCCCCGCATGCACGTCCTGCAGTAAAGGTTTTACCCCGTACTGCAGCTCCAGCAGCCTTCCAGAGGCTTCTCCTACGTCCCTCGCCGCCTGCCCCCATGAGGGGTGCCTCGGCGCCAAGGGTTTCCGGCTGGTTCCCTCAAAGAGGGAACGTGCTGCGCCCCAGTAATCACCCCTAAGGGTGTGGTCCAGGGTCTTAGCCAACCGTATGGCAGTATCGCCAATTAACTGAAGAGTTTCATTCCCCTCAGCTAAGAGTACACCGAGATTGAAATCGGTGCCCCTGACTTCCTCAGTCAACCTGTTGACCAGTTTTATCTGATCATTAGTGCTGAGTGTGTTGTTTGAGGCAGTCCATGTGGTTGCCCCGTACGACGCCTGTGCCGGCAGTGTCTGCCAAGCAATTGGAGGTCCTCCCGAGTACGGTTCTGTCACAAGCACGTCTGTTAGACGCGTCGAGGACATAGTGTACGGGTGATCCTCAGTAATGCCCCTCTTAGGAGGCTTTGGATTACTGCGTGCAGGTAGTTTGATCTTGCTCCTTTTGACTGGGATGTAACCAATCATCTCAAAACCATCCGGGAGATCTACCAACCTCAGGGTTATAGGTTTCGAAGGAGTACGCTTCGGGGAAGATGGCCCCCTGGGCCTGGGGCGCGTGACGCGATGTTCTCGCGCTCTTATCCGTTCTTCCTTTTCTTTCCTCCTTAGCTCATCTTTGAGCCGAAGGGAGGCATAGTAGAGAAGACTTCGTTTTAAAGCGTCATCACGGCGCTTTGCGGCTTGTTCAAGCCGCGCTAAGTAATCCCTATGTCTTTGGTCCGAGGCGTACCTCTGAGCCGCAATATCCGACTCTCGGGCTTCGCGAGCTAACGTCTCAAATATTTCATGAGCGTGCCCGGCCCCAAGGCCCACATACTCAATCACGTGGTCCACATTGGGGTTGTAGGGGACGTACTGGCCACGATCTATACCAGACCATGTCTTCGTATACTTTAGGCCCGTCCAGGGTCCGCTAGGCGGTCTGAACGAGTTGTTGGTAATTGTCCCTACAGTCATAACTTGACTTCTCCTTTTTGCCCGCAAGGGCCCGGCATTGAAGCCAACTACCTCTCGAACCTTCTGGCCCGAAAGGGA